TCTGTAAGCCCGAGTTCATCGGTCAGTGCGTCAGAATCACCTTCGGTTTCTCCGAGTGCTTCTATTAGCCCATCAGCTTCTCAGAGTCCAAGTAGCTCAGAATCACCATCTGTGTCTCCAAGCTCTTCAAACAGCCCGTCAGAGTCTCCCGCTCCTGTATATGCGGACATGATTATTATCCTGGACAAAGAGGGAGAAAATATCTTGATTGCCAGATGGATTAGTGGGTCTCTCTACTATCAAATCGAATAAAGATATAATCTTGACTACTTCGAGTTTAGTGGGATAGCGTTATATTAGCTTACAGTAGAGCAACTACGTGGCGACCTATTTTTGAATATGGTCGCTTTTTTATTGAGTAAGCGCTTATTTTTATATGGCTAGACTAACCGTTACCCAAATCATGCAGTCCATTGCGGCGACTGTTAACCAAGAAGCTACTGCTCCAACTACTGGTGGCGCAGAGTATTCTTTGTGGCTTGAGTACATCAATCGCTCTGTTCACGAATGGGCAGAGGCCAATGACTGGGAGGTTCTCAGAAAGACATATTTCCCCGCAGTTTCGGGGACTTCAGGAGCAACCCTATCTCTTCCTTTGGATTACAGAAAGCTTGCTGGACCAGTTATCAACTACAGTGATTCTAACTATCAGGGTATTGGAGGAGCAGAAATCACAGATATTCCTTTTGAACAACGGGTTTTGCGTGGTCCGACTGACAATTATGTCTATGAAACTGGAGACTCTTCTTCTGGAAAATCATTGGTATTTAACCCAGCAACTCTAAGTTCTGGGGCAAGTATTGCTATCCCTTATTTCTCAATTCCTACTTCTTTGGCTTCTCCAGCTGAAATCCCAGTCGTGCCAGACTCACAGTTTATTATTGACCGAACAATCAGCTACATCTTTGAAGCTCGTTCTGACCCTCGTTTCCAACAGCAGGAAGTTAAGGCTCGAGAGAAGCTTCTTCAAATGATTGAAATGCAGAATGACCAAAAATTCAACTCTTATGCGGGGCAAAGTTATGTGCAGAACGGTCCGCTATCAAGAAGAGGTTTCAGGATAGGTAGAGACTAATGAAATGCTATGCCATTACAACCACTCACAGTACCAGAATTTAAGCCTCCTAAAGACGTCACAGTAACTTGGAACTCTTGGAGAAAAGGACTCAATACCCTTCTTAGGGAGAATGAGATAGATTCTTCTGAAATGACCCAAGGGACAAACCTTCTTCTAAAAGGTTCTGGTATCCCTACAAAACGATGGGGTTCACAAAACCACTATCTTGCAGGAGCTGCTGACAATGGTCGTTTTGTTCTCCCCATTAAAGACAGTTCAGAGAACATCCAAGTCTTGTCCATGACAGACTCTGGAATTCTTACAAAGAAAAACGGAGCTTCGTACACTCCCATTTCTGGTGTCTCGTGGCCAAGTGGATACAACCTAGAAGGAGCTCAGCTTGGAGGAAAAGTTTATATTGTTTCTGAGGGTCGTGAATTTGTTAGATATGACTTTTCTACTCTCACTGGGTTTGCAACCATTGCAGCCCCCGCTGGACTCACAGCCACAAATTTCTCAGGAGCTACAGGAACATGGGAATATTCATGGAGAGTTACTGCTACTGCTAACTCAGGAGGAGAAACCTTGGCATCTCAAAACTTTTCACTTGTATCTCTCCCACAAGATTTGACCACAACACTCGTGAAGCTTCAGTGGACACCAGTGTCAGCTGCTTCTGGCGTGCTTCTGGGTTACAACATCTATCGTGGAGCCCCAGGTGACGAGGTCTGGGTAGCTGGAGTTGACAACAACACCACTAGCTTTGACGACTTCGGAGACCCATCAGACCAACAGTTTCGTGTCGTTCCTCTTGCAGATAGTACAGGCGGTATCAAAGCAAAGTATATTATTCGTTTTCAAGACCGACTTATTATGGCGGGGATTGAGGGAGAACCGACAAAAGTCGTTATTACAGGTCGCTACCCACAGCACGAGCGATTTGACTGGTATGCGGGTGGAGGATATGTAAATGTTGAGCCAGATTCTGGAGAGAAAGTTACTGGACTTGCAACCTATTACCAATCTTCTACTTCTACTCAGACAATCATTGTTTTCAAAGAAAAGTCAGTATGGGAGTTGAAACTTGGTTTTTTCACTGTCGGTAACTACACCATCCTTAATCCAGAGTATCGTCTTTTGACAGCATCTCAGGGATGTAGCTCACATCGCTCTATCCGCTCAGTCGAAAACGATATCATGTTTTCTAACCGAAAGGGTATTTATATTTTGAGATATGAACCTCAGCTCCTAAACGTCATTAACGCTAACGAGATTAGTGCTAAAGTGCGACCATTCTTTGAGGCTCTTACTGATGCCGACCTTACCTCTGCAACAGCTCTCTATGCAGACAAGAAGTATGTTCTCAGTTTCCCTAACAGCAAACAACATATCATCTTTGACCGTGAACGTCTCTCTTTCATGGGGCCATGGACAACACCTTTTGGTATTAACCACTGGGCGACCTATATTGACAGTGACGGAATGGAGAGATGGGTTGGTATTGATGCTGATGATGCCTATGTTACGGAGTTTGCCGACACTCTTGAGGATGATAAAGGTACAGCCATAAATACCTTGTTTAAGAGTAAACGTGAGGACTTTGGGGACTGGACAGTCTTTAAGACTATCAATGAAATTTACATGAACTTTAGAAATGTAAAGGGAAATGTAAACGTAAATCTTTACATTGAAGACCGTAGCGGAAATACTGTGGCTGCGAAAACATTTACTATTTCTTCTACTGGCTCCTCTGGAGTCTCTGGTATTGGTACAGACCTAATCGGAAGTATTGGGTGGGGAGACACAGCTAATGACGTTGAGGTCTTTAGTGGGGAACTTCCAAAGAAAGCCTATATCTACAAATCATCACGTATCGCCCAAGTTGAAGTTAGAACCACAGGGCTTACAGACAGTTACGAACTCCTGGGTGTAAAAATAATTGGTATTCCACAGTCACGAGGAAACTCTCCGAGTGCGTGGAACGTAACATCATAACCTTGATTTTGTACGATTAGTCAGATTAACTCAAAATAACTATGTCAGCAGCAATTTGGAAACTCGGTACAGCTAACGCTTTTAGCACTACGCTAAACGGAGGTATTACCGACACCGATTCTAGTATTATTCTTACCACAACCACTGGGCTTCAATCGCCTGGTATTATTTGTATTGATAGACAAGATGCTAACAATGCAAATACTCCGACTCTAAGGGAATATGTGTCTTATACGGGCATCTCTTCAAATACACTCACTGGGTGTTCTCGTGGGCTTGGTGGCTCTACTGCCCAGACTCACAACTCAGGAGCTAAAGTAGAAGAAATTTGGTCTGTTTCCCATTGGAACGACTTCGTTGATGCTTGGCTTACATCTCACAATGCAGATGGAACACAGAAGGTATCTGTGGAGACAGCTTCTGACGGGGCTACCGTCACCTTTGACCTAACAGCTGGCAATGTACACGAGGTCACCCTTGGAGGTAATAGAATTTTGGCTGTTTCTGGAGCGGTCACTGGCCAACTTTTTGTCGTCAGACTTATCCAAGATGGTACGGGGGGTAGAACTGTTACATGGTGGGATGGCATTAGCTGGGAAAATGGGGGAACAGCTCCAACACTTACAACTACACTCAACAAGACAGATGTTTTCGTGTTTCTGTGCACAGGAACCAACACATACGATGGTTTTACCGTCGGACAAAATCTTTAACTATGAAATATAAATTACTTTTTGTAGTCGTTGGCTACGAAGAAAAACTCGAAAACGGCAGTTTGAGAGATGCGGTTACCTATGAAATGTTTGCTGAGAACGAAGAAGAAGCGTTCAAAAAAGCAAAGAAAATAGTAGATAAGCCTTTTTACCGCACTAGTGCCGTCTACGAAAAAGAAACTCTTAAATAACTATGGCAAGTATTGCAAATGGTGTCACACTGGTTTGGACAGGAACACATGCGGGAATCCCTTCTGGATGGGAACGTGTGACTGCTCTTGATGCAAAACACCCTAAAGGGTGGGGAGATGAAAACCCAAATACTTCAGGTGGTTCAAACACTCACACCCATACTGCTAGCTCCCACACCCACACAATGGACGCTCACACCCACAGTGTTGCTCTTGCGACCTTCTCTGGACCAGGTGATGCTACAGGAAATACATCTGGAAGTGGTTCTGATAACCACAGCCACGGTGCTGCTTCTATTGGTAATCTTTCAGGTGGAGGGCTCCAAGGAACAGTTGTTACATGGCAATCAGCAAACCATGAGCCACCATATTATACCGTCATTTTTATTACTCCCACTGTTTCTGCTGCTATTGCAGATGACGTCATTGGGTTTTGGAATGATGCTACTGCCCCAGGCGGGTTTGCACATTGTGATGGAAACAATGGAACAGTAGACCTTAGAGATAAGTATTTGAAAGGAGCTAACACATCCGCAGACGCTGGGGACACAGGCGGAGGGACTAGCCACCAGCACACTGTTTCTCACAGTCACACAGAAAGTGGACACACTCACTCTGGTACTTCTGCAACAAAAACTGGAGCTAACCGACAAAACGGTTCTGGTAAAACTGCTTCTCATGAGGGTCACACCCACACCATTACTCTTAATAGCAATACAGCTGGTGCACAAACATACACAAAAACAGACGCTGGTTCTGGGGACACGGTTGAAGTTGCTTATACAAAAGTCGCTTATGTCCAAAATATTAGCGGTGGAAACATTGTCCCGCCAAAAGGAATCATTGCCATGTGGACAGATACAGTTGCAAGTATTCCTAGAGGATGGGTTGTTTGCGATGGGACTAACAATACTCCAGATTTGAGAAACAAGTTTATAAAATGTATTACAACCACTGGACAAATTGGAGACACTGGTGGAAGCAACACCCACACTCACAGTGCAGTCAGCCACACCCACACTGCTTCTGGCACTCACACTCACTCTGGGTCATCTGCCCAGTCTGGGTCAACTCAGGCCATCAACGGAGGTAGTGATGGATACGCTATCAGCACTCACACCCACACCTTGGCCTCTGTCTCTAATGAAACTGCAACTTGGGGGAACACAGACATTGACTGTGATACCGTCTCAAACCAACCAGCTTATTTGACAGTAGCTTACATTCAGTTTACAGGAACCACAGTTGGTTCTAGTTTACTAGTTGCAATGGCAATGGCTTAGTGTGCTATACATAACTCAATGGACCCACAAATGATACAACAGCTCATGCAAGGAGGCGGCCAACAAGGCGGTTCTCCTATGAACTTTGACCAAAACCCTTTCATGGATTTAATGCAAGGCGGTTCTGGGGCTCAAGCTTCTGCCCCAGCAGCCCCTGCATCTGCCCAACCACAAATGGGACCAGATGGACAGCCAATTGTTCCTGAAGCGTTGCAACCAGGAAAGACAGGAGATAATTCTCAATCTCTTCTGGGTGCGATAAGCCAACTCCATCGTTTTGTTGCAGGTTCTACAGACCCAGAAGAAATTCAAATGGTAAGACAAATTGTCTCACTCCTCACCAATCTCGTTGCTCGCGACCAAGAGCGTAGCGGACAGATGATGATGGAAGGTGGAGCACCACAACCACAAGCACCAGCTCCTCAAGCTCCCACACCTGCCCCAACAGCGTAATTGACAATTATGTGATAGTATGATATACTTAGTATATATGCTACAGAGACTTTTACTTATTTTCTGCCTATTTATAGTTTTTGGTATTGGCTGGGTGGTTGGAAATGCTAATGCTTATACTCCTCCACCACTTCCTACCCCTACTCCTATTGTCCGTGTAAATGGAGTGCAAATTTTTGATGCTGTGAATTCTTATCGTGTTTCTCAGGGACTAAGTAAGGTAGAGCTTACAAGTGAAATGTGTAACGATATTGGGCAAAGAGCTGTTGATATTTTCGAAAATCAATCAAATACCCATAATGGGTTCGAAGAGTGGGCAAATGATTCTGTTCGTTCAGGATACTCAGTAGGAGAATTGCTAGTTTTGAATTATTCTATCGACTTGAAAGCCAATATGGCCGTAGATGCGTGGTTAAACTCCCCAAGCCACAAGCTTGTACTCACTAATCCCAAGTGGGAAGAGGGGTGTAGTTATGTAGATAACAAGGTAATTGTCATGGAATTGGGAGCAAAAGTAAACAAATAGTTGACAAACCCTCTTCTGGTTTGATTATATTTATTCATAGCTCAAAGCAGAGCAACTGCGGAGCGACCTATCTATTTTGTAAGGTCGCTTTTTTTGTGAGCAAAATAATTAATTACTATCATGCTACCACACACAGGTTCATGGGGACTCCCAGATTTTGGTATTACCGAAGGTATCGGCAATGTTATTGCTGGTATTCAGGGTGTCCAACCAACAAGAACTGCCCAAGGAGGGTCTCAGCTTGCAATCTCTTCACCTTCTGACTATGCTCAAGTCCAACAAGCTGTAAGTGGAAATAGACCATCCAGCTCTAATTCAGGACAAGTCTTAGCTGCTACAAATACTAACAATAATACATCTAACAAAACCTCGGGTGGAAGCTCTGGTGGCTCTTCAGGAGGAGGTCAACAGCAACAGCAGGGTGCAGGAGCATATCCAGCTGACAGATATGTCGGATGGGACCCAGCGGCCGCACAGGCAGATTGGGAAGCTAAGGTTCGTGCAGGCCAGACTGGAGGCGGAGATGGTGGACAACAAGACTTGGCTTCTTTGATTTCTGACATGTATGCCCCAGCTCTTTCAGAACTGGCAAATATTGAGTCTGGTATCTCAAGAAGTCGAGATGAAGCTACTGGAAATGTCACCAAGGACTATGAAGCTGGTAGGGGAACAATCGGAAGAGAAGAGACAGAACTTCAAGCTGCTCTTGATGACCAATCACAGAAGCTTGAGAAGAGTGGACAAAGTGCTTTTGCCGAGGCTGTTAGAAACCTCAACTCCCTATTCCAAGGACTAGCATCAAGATTCGGAGCTGCTAACTCAGCAGGTTTGGCTGCTTCTGAAGTTATTGGTCAAGAATACCTTAGAAATCAGGGTAAGATGAGAGGGCAACTTGAGCAAGGTCGTCAGGATATTAGCCAAGAGACTCTCAAGATGAAAAATTACATTACCGACAAGACTGACCAACTCGAGTCATGGAAGAGAACAGCTATCCAGCAAATCAATGAAAATTTCCAGAACAAAATGGCTGAAATTGCTCTTCGAAGAGGAGACATTGAAGCTAATAAAACCAGAGACCGAATTGCCTTGCTACAAGACTCTATTAATCAGGCACGACAAATTACTCAGAGAGAGCAAGATTTCAAACTTGGACTTGCACAGTTCGCTGTTGAAACTATGCAAAATGTCGAAAATCGCTCATTTACACCGCAAGAAATTGCACAGGTTGTCAATGATACTTTGGGGCAGAACTTGTCTAACTTTAATCAAAGCACATCACCATCAGGACTTTCTCTTTACAATCCAAACCTATTCAAGAGTAAAGAAGACGAGCTACGAAACCTCAATCCACTTGGGTAAAGCTCGAGTGGTACACAATCAGCCCCATTTGGACACTGAGTCGATGGGGTTTTTTTGATGATAGCGTGATATACAAACTATATGGCTAGAAAATCAGCACTAGAAGAAGTTAAAGATTGGCTAGGGGGAGCGTTCAACACTGCTACTTCTGGCTTTAAGTCATTGGCACAAGATTACGCAAAATACAGCACTCAGCAAAATCAGAGAAAGATGCAGGGGGCTCAGCGTCTTCAGAACTTCCTTGGTAATCCCAAAAACTACTTCTCACCAGAAAATACTGGTGGCTTTTGGAGTTCTCCTTACGCACATAACCTAGGGGCAACTCAAAGCATTGTTGAAAATGTGTCAAAGCGTGTCCCAAAGTTTGACTTCACAGAAAGAGCCACAGAAAACATTCAAAACCCAGTAGCCAAATTTGGCGTTGGCCTAGGTTTAGGAATCCCACAATCTATTCTTAACACTCCGTGGAACTTGACACAGGGAGCTGTTGAAACTGGACAAGCTATTAACCAAGGTAGACCAGCTACCGAAGTCATCGGGAAAGCGACCGCACCAGCAGAAGGTATCCTTAATCTTTTAACTCTCGGAAGTCTTGGAAGCCTTGGCAGTTCTGGGTCAAGACAAATTGCTAAATACGGAGCTCCACAGGTAGGAAGAAATCTCACAAATCTACAGCGTATCGCCCAAGGAGGAAAGACTGGATTCAAGTATGGAACTGGATATGGTCTCTTGTCTGGGCTTGAAAGAAACCAAAATGCGCCAGATGTTGCTTCACAGCTTGCAGGCTCAATTCCAGATGCTCTTATTGGTGGAGCAGTTGGTTTTGGAGCTGGTGCAGGAACAACTGCAATTACCATTCCGCTTGAGAGAACTATTTCAAGATACATTGCTCCAAGAGTTAGAAGCTTCTTTATTGCTGAGCAGGAGAGAGGAGGAGTATTGACTCCAAACCAATTCAGAAAGTCTGTAGCTGGTTTCAAAATAAAAGACCCACGTTTCTCTCAATGGGCTGATGCAGTTGCAAAAGAGGCAGAGCAGAGTGGTGGCCACATTTCACTTAACATTCAAACCGCACGTCAAACCAGACTTGGTACAGCACTCAGAGTGGGTAAGGGCAATGTAAATGATACTTTCAGTGCAACCATTGTTCACCCTCAGACAGGAATAGATACTTCTGGGGCTATTGCTTCGAGAACAAACCTTCCTGCAATCGTCCCAGAAGCACCAGTGGTTCTTCCTACTGCCGAGGCTGGAGCAGTTTTGTCTCAAGGTGCAAAGCCAGAGTTAGCTATTGCTCCTCCACAAGCACCAGAAATACAAACTCCTACAACTCTAAGCATAGAGAATACCATTGATGACATTACAGGCAAAGCTAAAGATGCCCTTTCTCAGCTTGTACCAGTAGAAGGTGCTTCAAACACTGAGGGAATCAATCTGCTACGAGGGAAGAATTACATGGTCCCAGAAGACCAAGCTGTCAAACTAGGCAAAGAGCTTCAATCTGTTCAAAACGAAATTGCAAAATATGATAGTGCGGGCGTGGATATTCCAAAAGAACTTACCAAGCAATCAGAGTCTCTCTCAAAACAGATTACTGGCGAAAGTCCTATTGATGGGTTGAGACAAGACACTGTTAAAGATTTCGAGAAAGCATTTGGAGAGACTAACCCAGAAGTTAAACCAGAGGAAAATCCATTTTCAGATATCATTGAAGGTGGACCGTCAGTGGTTGAAGAACCAGAGATTCCTTTTGATGAGACCGAAGAATTCCAAATGGCACTCAGAAGCCTTAACGAGTTCAAAAAAGTGCAAGATGAGATTCCTCCAATTATTAAAATGGAGCAAGGTAAAAAAGTGCCAAAGATTCCAGAAGAAGAGTTAGCTGTCCAGGTGCTTGACCAATTCCGTGGATACGGGGCAAGAAGAGACACAGCTGTTCGATACCCAGAAGAAGTCGAAGCACGTTTCGGTCAACTAGCAGAGATGAAAGTTAATTTTGAGGAACAGATTGACAACATCAGCGACGCTCTCAGAAACTATGAATTTTACGAGAAGAGGTTTGGAGAAATGATGGGTAAGATGGAACTCAAGTCTCTCCGTAAAAATCTTAGAGAAAGCGTAAAATCTATTGACAAAGAGGTCAAAGGACTTCAAGAGCAAGGTGAACCAATTCTTGTTATAGGTGAAGCACCAGCTGCACCAACTGATGATGAATTGGCTATGAATGCTCTCAAGGCATGGAGAGACGGAGTTCCTCCTGTCGAGAAAACCCCAGAAGAAGCTGTCATTTCTAAAGACCAACTTCCAGATGTTCCTGCCAAAGGGAAGAAAAAAGCATTAAGCAACGATGCTCTTGACGAGAAATCTCAAAAAGAAATCGAGTCAGCACTTGATGGGGCTAATGATGGGAAGAACACTCCTCCAGATTTTTCTAAAACACAAAAACAAATGTTTAACACTATTTTTGCAGAGTGGATTGGGCGTAAGGATGTAGCAAAAACTACAGGGACTGAAATAGGTGAGCAATTTGCTGAGATTCCAGCAGAACTCGGGCCTGATATTATCCGCGCGCGTGAGAACCCAGAACTACCTATGACAGAGGAAGTCGCAAGCTGGGTCAAACCAATTGCTGAGGAGTACGATAGGCTCTTCCCAGATGCCGTGGATGCGGGAATAAATATACATTACCTTAATAATTACGTCACTCACATCTGGGAAAAAGCTCCTGAAGAAGTTGCTCGTGAGTATATGGCTGCAAAAACCAGATTCAACTTCGCAGAAGAGCGAATAATCCCTACATACGAGGAAGGTATACAGATGGGTCTTAAACCTAAGTTCACCCATCCCGCACAGATTATTGCTCATTATGTGGAGAGAATGGAACAGGCAAAGGCGAACATCAAGATGATGGCAGACCTAAGAGCTGCTGGAATTGTTGTCCCAGCTTCTGAGGGTGTAAAGAACCCTGGATTTTCTCCTATTTCTGCCCCAGGAGTTGACCGCTCAACTGGCCACGCACAAATAGGCGACAAAACTGGGTTAATTGTGGGAGACTATTATGCTCCCCGCCCTATTGCGAACATTCTAAACAAAGTATTCAGCCCAGATGAAAGAGAACTTCCTGGTAAAATTGTAGGGGCAACCGCAAAATTGTCTTCAACATTGCAGGATGTCACTCTCTCTGGAGGACTCCCATATACACCTATTAACGCTTTCTCTTTTGGTCAAGCTATCAAAGAGGTGACTGCTGGTGTTGGTGGACTCTGGAACTCACCAGTACTCTCTGGAAAAAGAATCTTGTCGCCAGTAGCCAGTGGTCTTAGAACCCTTGTCCCTGGAGCAAGCAAGAACTTCTTCAAGGAAAATACATGGGCTGTCAAAGAAATGCAAGCTAGAAACATTCCTGTTCAGACCAACTACTCTATAGAGAACCTCATTGATAAGGGTTCTGTTGAAAAGATATTTGGTAAAGGGGCAAGAGAGATTTGGAGAAAAGCTATCTCTGACCCAACTTTCAAGGAGTTCATGCCAATGCTCCAAGTTAACCTTTACAAAGATATTAAGACTGCGGCTATCAAGCAAGGTAAAGCCCCAGAAGCGGCTGCTGACATTGCTGCACAAGCTGTAAAGTCGTTCTATGGAATCGTGGGGTCAGATGTTGCAGCAAAAAGAAACAAAGCTATCTGGGATGCAGCTACAACCGTATTCTTTGCTCCTAAGTATCGTGAGAGCATGGGACGAATGTGGATTACAGCTGCTAAGTCAGCATCTCCTATTTGGGTTGGAAAAGATGGGGTAAAAGTCAATAACCCATTCTCTCTCAAAAACAAAACTAGTACAAATTTCCTCATTGGAACATTCTTGACCGTGGTGGGCTACAACCTTCTAAATATTGCTATCAACGGGCGTTCAATGAGCGAGAACCCAGAAGGCACACAAGACAAACTCCTTATCCCAATGGGGGATGGAAATGTCATGGGTATCCCCGTCCTACCTTCTGTTGGAACAATTCCACGAGCTGCTATCAGAAGTATCGACAACATTTTGCAAGGAGACTTGCCAGGAGTGTTGGCAGAATCAAAATCTTACCTTTCAACTTTGATTTCTCCTTTGGTAGAAGTGGCTTCGAACGAGAACTACTTTGGCCAGCCAATCTACGAGGAAGACGATACCCCAGACCAAAAGTATGCAAAGATTGGTAAATACCTTGCAACTCAGTATAACCATCCATGGATTGAAGCTGCTGTTGATAAATACCAAAAAGGTGAACCAGACTATATCACCATCTCTAAAGGGCTTGAGGCTCCATTTAGATGGTACACAGAGGACAGCTTAAACAGCCGATACTTCTACAACAATCTCAAAGAAGCTAGAAGCTCACTTTCCCCAGAAGCACAGAAAGTTTGGGACAAGCTATATCCAAACACAGGTAAGGCTCAGTTCTCAGATGATAACGGACTAGCTTCTGACCCAACACGAAGCAAGATGTCTAATGCTCTTGATAGACTTGCTCATCCAGAAATCATACAGGCAGAGCAGGAGGCTATGCTTGAATCTGCACGTCAGCAGGGGACACCAGTAAATCCGTTTTATCTGCTTTCACCTTCACAGCAGCAGACAGTCCTTATTCTTGACACCTTCTACCCAGGTGAGGAGACAAAGAAGACTATCCAGAACGAAAACTTGGAGTGGCTAAAACCATACTGGGATGCAAAGAATCAGTGGATTCAGCAGATGCAGGAAGCTGGTATCTTCAAGAGCAAAACTGACGACGAGATTACTGCAAGCAGAAAGGAAGCAGTTTACAGCCTGCTTGACCAAGGAGTAACAAACTCAGCAGAAATAACTGGGTTGCTAAATGACGCAGCCATCAGACAGGGCTTTAATTTCGGGGATTTCACTCAGGAAGAAGTTAACAAATACATCTCTGACAGAAGCTACATCCAGCCATCTCCAGAGCTTCAAACTAAACTTGATTTCTATAACACTCTTCCAAAAGGAACTGGTGCTCGTAGCCGATACCTACGTTCAAACCCAGAGGTGCTTCAGTTTTTTGAGGCTACATCACAGCTAACTGATGATAAGAGAATAGAACTTGGGCTTCCTCCAGTGGGATTCGGTGGAAGTGGTGGTGGCGGAGGCTTCAGCTTCCCCCCAGCTAAACCAAAGCTAAAAGCATTGCCAAAATCACAGGCAATAAACCTAAAACTCACTGGACCAACAACTAGTTCAAAATCTAATTTTACTCCTTTGAAGACTACATCAATCACCCAAGGGGTTAAACAGCTCGGTGCTATTCGTTCTCGAAGCTTCAAGCCAAAAGGTGTATCTCTTGCTGTTAAGAACTCTCTCCCAGCTACTATTTCAGGAATCAGATAATTATGGCCAAAGTAACAACACTAGAAGCAGCCAAGAACCTTCTCCAAAAGCTGGTTGATGCTCGCATAAACAGAGCCCCACTCCCAGATGTTGGAGGAAGAGTGTACCCCATAGCCGCTCTCCCCAACGGGAAGTTGCTTCTCTCTGACGGAAATCAGAGGGTCAAGCCAATTATGGACAAACTTAGAGACTTGAAAGAACAACAGGCTTTTGGTGATAGTCAAAAATCTCCTTCAAGATACCTAACTGGGTTAACATTTAATATTGCTGTCCCAGCACGGCAGGCGGGAGAGGGGGCTGTACAGAGAGCAGAAGTCTTCTCACGCTATCTTAATAGCGTTTTACAACCAGATTTGGCAGCTCCAGCGGAGACAGGGCTTCCCGCTCTAATTCCAGAGATAGAACAACAAGCCCAAGGGTTTACTCAACCTGTACAGCAGAAATTGCCAAAGTTAGCACCAAGGGTAGAATCTACTATAAACGAGGGTAAGCTTTTTAACGATATTACTAAAGGCTTAGATGCTTTCAAGAAAGCCCTAAAAGAAGATTTTGAGAGACAATTCAGTGTGAGCGAGAGAGAAGTTAACCCATCAGTCCAAGGTAATATCCCACTTGTCCGTAATTACGGCCAAACTTACGCCTTGCCAAAAGCAGAAACAGCCCAATATGCTCAAATCTCAGGCAATCCTTTTGCTCTAACTAATAGAATTAGATAATGGATAATATATTACAAAAACTACTAAGACCAATCCTGACACAGGCGAACGCGGCCTTGCAAATTCCTGCTGCCAGAAGACAGGCCAATACTAACTATCTCCCAAGAGAGGGATATGTTTTTGGTAAAAACTCTGAAGGAGAGACAGACCCTAATTTCCAAATTTCAAGAAATCTTGTTTTTGGAGACCCAAGTAGAATTCTAGGAACAACAGTAGACCCCACCCCTACTCCTACTCCTCAGCCAACAATGCACCCTAACACCCCCAAGGAGTTTGTGGATTTGATTCAGACAGAGGCCAAGAGAGTGGGTATTCCTGATTATCAATTTAGCAACCTCCTGAACAGGGAAAGTATGGGCTTTTCTCCTGATGTTATAAGCGGGAAAATCAACTCTCCTGTTGGTGCCCAAGGAGTTGCTCAATTTATGCCCCAGACTGTTGCGGATTGGCAGATGTTTACCAGAAGACAGTTTGACCCATATGTTCCTGAACAAGCTATCCCTGCTGCCGCTGATTATTTGAAGTGGCTTAGAAGCCAGATTCCAAAAAGAGACCTTGCTGGAACTTATGCCGCTTACAACTGGGGAGTAGGAAACGTACTCTCGGGACTTGACCAATATGGTAATTTCCAGTCTATGTATCCAAATATGCCCCAAGAAACCCAAGACTATGTCCCAGCCGTTATGGGACAAGCATGGGAATACTGAGCAGCCTTGACATATCGGAATCAATTTGTTCTACTGACATCATAGAGGAAAGCTAAGTAACCGCTACTAGCTAACCAGTTAGACCATGATTTATTTATATATGGTCTTTTTTTATGATATTATGAGCAAAATTACTGATTCAGTTTCAACCAGATTGGCAGTCCTATCGACAGATATTTCTTATATTAAAAAAGAAGTGACTGACATTAAA